GCTTCTTCCTGTTTAGCCTTGTCGGCCATAGCCTTCTTGATCATCTTTTTATGCGCGTACACATGGGCGTCCATTTGCTCGGGTGGTGCCCCAGCTTGTTTTGCGCTGTTCTCGGCAAGAGAGTGTATTGCGGATTCCTTCTGCTGCCATTGAGTCAGAACTTCTCCGAGCTTTTTAATACTCTCTTTTACCTGATCGAACATTTCTTTGTCGGGTTCGTGATTAGCCATAAAGATATTCTATCAGGTTCTTACCTTTGGATGTTAAGGGCCCGGTTCTGTAGTTGACTTTCCGGATTTGTGTTCTGCGGGTTGGTCTTAATATTTGTGTTCACCTTTCCCGTTCGATTGAGTCCACGAGAATTGGGACCGGTCTTGCCGTGGGTCGCGGGGATTCTAAGTCCTGCGGCTGTTGGCGGCATTCCTCCTCTCATAAGATTGATTGGCATAGCTGCCTGTCCAAACGAGGACGCCTGAGCCCCCTCTTCCTCTCCTGGACGACGCATCATACCAAGAGCCCTCTGAATAATGTCTGGTGAGATTGTAGAAGTTTGAGGAATGGGCTGTTGAGGCTGTCCTTGGGGCTGTGCTACCATCATGGCCATAGCTGCCATGTCTTGTGGCTGCCCTTCCATACCCGGCATTCCTTCCATTCCGGGCATGCCCATACCAGGCATTCCTGGTTGACCACCTTGTTCTGGGCTTTGTGCCACAGAGTCCAGGCTCCAGCCCCAGTCTGCCAATACTTTCGCAGTAAGTTTGCGCTGATCGATAAACGGAAGAGCAATGAGAAGTTGGAAGAGATCCATATTTTGTTTTTTCTGGACGTCTCTTTGTCCTGCGATTGAAGGAAGAACGGACGCGCGATAGTCGAAACGACCCATAAGATCGTCCTTTTCCACAAGAGGGTACTCGACCTCCCCGTTGTCTCCGGTTATGCGGATCGTCATGGATTTGGTGAAGAGCTGACGTTCCATGTCCATCCAGTATCTGATCACGTCAGAATATGCCACTCCGAGATGGTTAACGAAAAGTCTTACTCGCTCGAGAGTGGACTCGCGTAGATGTCTGATTTCTGTTGCGTTGGAGCCGGAGCGCACACCCATGGATGCATCGTCGACTCCTGACGCGTGATGCATGTCTCCCTTCAGGAGTTCCTCTTCTTTGTATGCGGAGGCCTTGATATCTGAGAACTGAACTTCGCGCACCCCCTGTGGGTCGATTGAGTAAATAATACCGAAAGGCCTGGTGACAAGTTCATCCTTGTTGATGTTGGCAAGCGGGTTCACTATCCACATCTTATGGATTCCTAGGGTAGCGGCGTCAAGCCGCTGGTTCTTAATTGTATTCAAAAGTATCTGTGGGCTCTCAAGAATGGCGGCAATACCGTATCCTTCGAATTCACCGGGCACTTTCATATAAGGGACCTCGATAAATGGGGCCTCTTTGTAATCAAATGGTATCGGCATAAAGCCGTTACGTAGAATCGGAACACGTGAGCCGCCAACCATGACCGCGAAGGTGTCTTCGTATGGGCGCGTCCACTCGAAGACTTCGTATGCACGAAGCTTTGAGTCAACTTGCTGATACCGCGCAGTGTTGTAGTAAACACCGGAGTATGATATGGACACGTTACGATCAGCATCTTTTGTTATACGTTCCTGAGAGCTCTTGACAATCTGACGAATTGCTCCGTAATCCGTCATGTCTCCGCCAGCAGAATTTAGGGCCATTTCTAGCCGGTCTGGATCAGCCATGGGATATCGTCTACGAATTTCATTCCCGGACAAGACGAGGCGCTTAAACCAGTAGTTTTTTAATTTGCGTTCTGTATTGTGCCAATCGTACCACAAGGCAAAATTATCAACCCACTCGCAAAATGGGGCGTCGTAAAAAGTTTTTTCTTCCTCAACCCACTTATATTTCTTTGAGCCAATGTCTTTCGTCTTGAGGAATTTTAGTTTGCGCACATCCTTCTTCCAACTGACTTGCATAAATCCTGTGCCAAAGATTAAACTCGACCTAACAACATCTTCGGTCACCGTGTCCATTCCCGAGATCTCCCAGAGATAGTCCGCGAGCTGTTGTTGCTTTTCTGCCTTTAAGTTGTCCTCAGCAGTGCGTCCAATTACTGTGAAGTCTGGACGAGCATCGAGGATACGGGGCATCATTGTTTCAATAACGGAAGAAACGTAGGGGACGAACACGTTTGACTGCCAGCTTTTTATCTCTCGCTTGCGGTCCCCGGAAAACGCCACATATAGCTTGTAATACCGGTTATATCGCGGCATTAGGACATTATAAAAATAGCTATATGCGTCCTGTGACTGCATGAAAAAGGCCGACATAAGGTCTGTTTCTTTTTGGCCGTAGTTTGCGGCGTTATATGTCGACAAAAGGCGAGTCATTACTTAGAATAATACATTAGTGAGGTGTTTCTGACAACTTTATGTTATTTTTTTGATTTTTTTGATGCAATCTGATACGTTTTCATTAATTTCGTGTTCCCAGAAGCGATAAACCTCAATTCCTAGGGACTTAAGCTCAAAATCTTGCCGAGAATCCCTCTCTCCAACCTCTATATGGTCTTTTGGGTTGTGGGTTGGACAGTTATGCCAATAGCAGCCATCGCACTGAACCGCGGCATTCAGTTCTGGAAGATAAAAGTCAGCAACCGTAACCTTCTGTAGCGGGTATTGTTTCAGATATGAAATTCCTTGTTCAAAAAGTTCTTTCTCGACTTTTAATTCAATTTTCGTATCTTTAAATTTAGTATTTGGATTTGCAACATTCCATTCACTAATTTTTCTGCGGGCCTCAGGTGAATGGTGCTTTCCAAACATTGGGTGATTTTCTCCGCGCCGCGCTTCGCTCATTTTTCTACGCGTTTCTATTGAATGTTTCTTCCCAATACGGGCAGTCCGAATTTTACCAAGGTGGTCCTCACTAAAAACTCTACCTTTTTGGGCGGCAGACATTTTTGCTCTGGTTTCTAAGCTAAATTTTCTACCCGTGTTTGTCCCGAGGTGTCCATTTTGAACCCTTCTCATTTTTTCTATAGATTCAACTGAATGCTTTTTACCTAACCAATGCTTGTTACCCTTTTGGGCAACACTCATTCTCCCTCTAGTCTCTAATGATAATTTCCAGTGATAAATACCCTTTTTCATATAGTAATCATACTCCTACAGATAACAAATGTCAATACCCCCCGGAAGCGGGTAAAACGTCCATGTATTCGAGCTGATCTAGGTTTCCAGAAAATAAAACCTTGAAACCTTGTAGGGCTAATGCCGCCGAAAAAATACTATCGTCGTGATACCCGTCGGCATGATCCGCATTGTTGCCGCTGTCGTATATAAAGGTCTGGAGTTCATTAATAAATTCTTTTGAATGCATTGTAAGGGCCCTATCTCGAAGCGCCTGATTGAGGTCGTCTATTAATAGCGGGCGCGTAACTTTCGTAGTTTTAAATCCTAGACGATCTGACCACGGGGATCCGATTCCGTCGAACTTGGCTGGACGAAAAAATAGTGTGGGGTATAGAAGTTGTTTCATTATTGTGACAACAGTTAATCCGTGGGCATTTATTTCCACAACCGCTAGTGCGTTGTTATAAAAACGGCCCCACTGATTTAGTTTTTCTCCAAATCTATCAGGAGCTATGATTCCATGATAATGGGCAACCTCTTCTCCGCTCTCGCGCTCAAAAATAGTGGCCGAAGACCAGTCTCCACCAGTCACCCCCTCTGAGGAGTCGGCTCCCAAAACATAAACCTTTCCTGGATCAGGTTTTTTGTAGACGGTGAGGTCCTTCCATTCGTGTACGATGTGTTCGACTCCTTCCTCCTCGTGTTTTGATCCCATCTCCCAAATATCTGAGAGCAAAGACTTAATAAGTTCCGCATCAAATACGTTTCGACCGGAGGAAAGGAACTCCAGAGAATACTCCTGAGCAAAGCGCTGGGGATCGTTCATTCTCTTCTTGATTTGTTCAATCTCTTCTTCCGAATAATTCCACCACCAACCATATTCTTTTTTTATATAACCATTATCTTCAGCCATCCACATTCTGTGGTATTTGTTGCCGACTCCGCGAGGAGTACTTTCAATCACAAGGAGACCGTCTTTCGGTACGGCGTTTTCAATAGCCGCCATTTTGTCTTCGGCGTTCGCCCACATTGCTAGCTCTGTGCACAAGCACGCGTGGATAGTATACCCGCGACCCACATTTTCGGACGACGGGAGCACTATAATCTTAGAATTTAATTTAGGGAATGAAATTTCGTATTTAGAGTTATACTGAACAGTAGGGCGAAGTTCATCCGGAGTAGTAGACAAGAACATTTTAACTTTGTCAAGAAGCTCCGCCGCCATGTCGGTGTTGTACCCGATCAACACAGTGTTCATGCCCGGAGTCATGATCGTTTTGTGGTAGAGAAATCCGGTGATGGCTGTTGAGAACCCAATTTGACGAGCCTTAAGAATTATAGTACGACTCTCTTTTCTTAATGTATTAAAAATATCCTTCTGTGCTTCGTTCAAAATAAAAGGAACGAGACCCGGGGTCTTCCCTTTTATTTTGCAAAAATTCTCCAAGTAAAACTTGGGGTCCGACATCTTCTCAAGAAGATATTTATCTTGCTCGTGGGTAATCATGTTTGGCTAAGGATTCTTCAAGCTCTTTACTCACGACCCTTTTTGCCTGCGCAGAGACCGGGACCTGCGGCGTGACCACACTGTACTCTGCGGCCCTTACTTCTGGTGCTTTCAGCTGTGGGGCCCTTGCTACCTCCTTGTCGAGAATCTCTTCATGGCCTTCGATAGCCTTAAGCAGACGCTCTTCCCAAGAGGACGTTGGTCCGGTGCTTACGTCATCATATTTATCGAGACCAAGGGTCTTCAAGAGCATCTCGTAAGCCTTAAGTCTATCCATAGACTTGTCTCCGCCGATCGCTTCACGTTTGATTCCCTCGATAAGAAACTCAAAAGAGATTCCTGCCTTAGTCAGGGCATCATGGAATTCACGGCGAATAGTAAGTGTGGCAAGGGTGCGGTTAACCTCGGCAACCGTGTTGGCTCCGATAAGTTGTTTATGGTTGAGCGGGGCATGGGTGGTCTGAGGCGCACTAAGGAGTCTTTTCTGCGTGTTATATTCCCGCTGTTTTTTTGTTTCTTCTAGTGAGGCCTCTTTCTTTTTCTCCTCCATAGACTGTACTTCTCCAAATTCTTCATCCATAGAATTATAGGCCCACCGAGTGGGTCTGGTTACGATCTGCTAACCTACATCGCTGGAGGAAGTTCACTAATCCCCGTTGGAGGAATTGGTGCTTGGCCCATGACCTGTGCGTCCTGTAGCCCTCCCGGTGCTGGTGGCACACTGAGGGGGTCTGCGAGTTGCTGTTGTGTTTCATAGTTTGCTCCTAAGAGATAATCGAGTGCTTTTGTAATTGCCGCAAAATGCTGCGGGGCAGTTTTCTTTAGCTCCGCGAGAAATGCGGAAACGGACTTTGGATCATTTAAATCTACTCCTTTGGCCTGAAGTATCTGAAAAACTTCTTTAAGTTTCGAACGCCTGAATTCATTTGATTGATTTTGTGTACCAAATCTCATGCTTCGCCATTTTGAATACTCCTCCTTCACCTTTGAAAGAAGTTGTGTGAGCTCCGCCTTGTGTTCTGGTGTCATTGGGGCGTTCTCACCAGTCATACCAGGAGCAGAAGGTCCCATGGACGGCGACGGGATTGTCGCCGGGGTTGGTGGCATTCCCGCTGTTGGATCAAATGGAGGCATAATAAGAGTATACGTTACTTGACAAAATAAGCAAGGGTTATGGTTTTATTTGAGAGGCCGCGTATGATGTGTTGGCTTGCTCGAGAGGGATACCAAGGTATCCCAGAATATTTCGAATCGCTCGCGAGGAAGATGACTCGGTGCCCGGGATTCCTAGCTGGTTTCTCTCATCCTTACCATAAGAAAACTTTCTTGTTCGGTAACCGGGATAATACTTGGCGTACTCCGACGGCAAGAGAAGTCCTCCAACCGACGCAACCGCAGGAGTAAGTGCGTCTGCCAACCCGCGTCCAGCATAAAAAGCTTTTTCGGCGTTGGTGGCGTTTATCGGATAAAGTG